ATATCCCAGAAATTTACTACTGATAAATTTTCAGCAGAAATTGTAACTGTATTATCTAATGATTTACCATTTAAGTCAACTTCTAAAAATTGAAAAATAGGGTTTTGGGCAGTAGCAATTTTTGTTACTTGGTATCTTTTTCCATCGTACTTAGTATACGAGTTATTTTTAATATAAGCTGTTTCTGTGCTTAAAAGATTAATAAAAGGAATTAGCTCATAAGGATTAGAAGATACATTACTAGTTTCTTCTTCATCTTCTTCTACTTCTTTAGAAGTATTAAACTCTTTTACTAAATCATCTTCCATAACTTCTGTTGTCTTTTTCATTAGGCTCTCCTCTGTTTCAGAATATAAAGTAACTGAAGAATAATTTGGATTCCTACTAGCTGCTACTTCACTTGGTGACATTGGACGCTCATCATCGTCTTCTTCTATTTCTTGACATCCTGTAGAAGCAGAGGGCTGTACTAAGAATACTACTTCATGAGTATGCCCTTGAGCTTGTTCCATCTTATAATTAGTTATCTTATGATAATGATCTTGTCCATGAGAAGCATAAGTAGTAACACCATTACCACTATCATCCATTTCTAAGGTATGATAATGGTTACTTACATTATTACTAATACCTATATAAATACGACTGGTTGATTTAGTTTCATCAGAAAGACTGACATCTCTTAAACTCTTTTTAAAATTATCGTAGTCTGCATTAGATTCAAAACTCTTTCTAACACTAAATAAACTTTCTTGATTACATGGTACACTAACTACACTAATCTCATGTAGCTCAACATCTGTAATCATAGTGCTATCACTAGATCTATCATAACGACCATCTTTAACTTTAAATCCTACAGAAAAGCTCTTTAAGGCTCCATCCTCAATAAGAGTTTGTACTCCGTGTAGTTTTTCTGCAGCATCGCTAACATAAGCTTCAACAAAAATTCCTTTACGATCTACAGAAATTTTTTCTACACGACCAATAGGCTTACTATGGTCATGCTGATATAGAAGAACAGGATTTTTACGATAATAGTCTACACCTTTAGCCCAAGCTTGTGCAGTTATAATATCACCAGCACGATCTTTATCGGTGGTATTAGCATAGCCTGCAATCTTTAGACCTTTCTTCTTACCTTTAGCAGATTTTTCAACTGTTAAAGGGCTATAAACATGAAATATTTTATCCATTATTTTTTTCCTTTATTACCGTTATAGCATTTCAATAATACTATTTTCAGAATCATTAGAAGGCTGTAAACTTGGGTTGGTATCTGAAGGTCTTCCACCTTGAGAAGAATCTACCGCACTACCTGCTATATTCTGTGGTACTCTAATTTGATGGCTTAATCCATCATCTAAGGGATTATATCTTAGCCCCCCTCTAGCTTCATTAGGGGTTAATATTCCTGCATTAACTAATGTAGAATAATAAATAGCTCTTGTACGTTCGTCTGACCTTAAGCAGGATACTTCATTAATATCAGGTCTAATGACCATATCAGGGCCAAAGAAATTAGCAAAAGCACTACAAAACTGAGTTAATATAGGCATAACAGTATGAGTGTAAAATAGTACTTGATTAGCGCTTATATTAGCGTTATTACCACTTTTTAACAGTACATAGGGAACTCCTAGTGCTTTAGCAATATCTTGTTGAACACGTTCTACAGAAGCTTCAAAATCAAGCTCAGAAAACTTAACCTGACCGAAAGGACTTATTTGTAAGCCACCATCTAATATAGCAGGAGATCTTGCTCCTCCAAATATAGTAGAATAGTTTTGTCTCCATTGCTCTAAAACACGTTCTTTAACTTTAGGACTTAATACTGATTCTGTTGTTAATACAATACCAGGAACGCCATTATTTTTAAAGAACTGACGTTGAAAATTGATTAAATAATAGTAGAGTTCTATCAAACGTTTAATTGATTTAAGTTTAGGAGCACCTCTATATATACTACTATCATTATCAGCTTTAATATGAATAATCTCGTCTGATTCAAACCTAAGATGGGTATCTTGACGAGTTGTTTGTCTATTATAATTATATACAGAAGATTGACTAATATTTCTAATTAAGAAGTTATAATGATTAATAAAAGTTTTTCTATCAGGAATTATCTCCATATCGTTAGCTGGTAATAAATATAAATTAGTCTTATCATAATAAAAAAATGCATTACCATCTAATAAATAATCTAGAAAAGCTCTTCTAAAAAACTTTACTCTATCTTCAAAAGGATTAGGTGCTCTATTTAAAAGTTTATCTACTTTTTTAACAGCTCCGCCACCTTCAACAATTATAGGAACTTCAACTAGTCCGCTAATAATTAATTCTACTGCCCTATTTACAACTTCAACTTCTCTATAAGCTTGCTTATAGTCTGCAATTACTTCAGGACTTACATAAGGTTGTGCAGCTGCAAGAGATGGTTGAGCAGGGTTAAGTTTTTCTGCAACCCATTGTCTCCATGCTGGAATTTCTCTAGCCATTCTTCTCCCTTTGTAGCTCTAACCATTTAATAATTTTTGGTGACATATGATTACTATACCTTTGACCGTAGATATTATGCAATCTTTCATGATGAGTTTTACAGAGAGTATACAAATTATCATTACTCAATCTATCAATCTCATCGTCATAAAATTTAACTCGTATTTCTTTTATAGCATCTACAGAATTAACTTCGGTAATTTTATTCTTAACGCACCAAGATTCAAATAATTGTGAAATAGAATACATATGATGAAGTTCTAATCTATCTGTACACTTACAAACATAGCACTCATCTCGTAGTTTATAATCTTTTTTAATATAATCCCTGATATATTTAATAGGGATTCTTCTCAAATTACTCATTTAAATAACTTTAACAAAAGCAGTGTTCAGTGTCCAATATTTAATTTTAATAAGGCGTAAAAGGACAACTAAAATTATGATGTGCTACCATAAATAGAAGCAGATTTCTTAACATAAGTATATACAGCATACCTTACAGCGTCTGAAGCATGTGAGTTATCATCATGAATTGTTGTTGGTTTATCAGTGTTGGGATTCCACTTATAGTTTGAAAGAGCCATAAAAGCTTGAAAACCTGTTTCACTATCAAATATAAGCTTATCATGGTCAATTAGGGCGCATAAAAAGTTTATACCATCATTTACAGATTTAATTGCGTTCTCACAATAGATATCATAATCACCAGCAAAATCAGCTCGTAACTGTTGTGCGGCAGAATCAATATAAATCATATCAATACCCCACTGCTCTTCTAATTTTTTAATATTATCTGCAAGTTCAGAAGTTGTTATTTCACCAGAAATATATTCATCAATTACATAGTATTTATCACCATCAGTAGCTATAACAATAAAAGCATTTTTATCTCTATAACCAACGTCAAACCCGCCTATAATTTCATAACGATTTAAATTAGCTTTAACATGACTTAAATCTTTAAGGTGCTTATCAGCATTTAAATTATAAACCTGCATCTCAGTAGTAGTCCAATCACACTCATATTCTTGAGCAAAGAGTTTATGAGAAGTAGAACGTCTAGCTTCTTCTATATCTTTCATATTAAGTAACGGGTTAGCCCTCCAAGTGTATAAAGCACTACCCCATTCTTCGTAATCCTCGGTTTGTCCTCTTAGATAATAATCATGTAGATAGTTAGCCTTACCACGAGGCGTAGAAATAAATAGTGCACGCGAATCAGGATATGTAGAGAGAGCAGGACGAAGATCGCGAGTAAAATATTCATCATCAGGAATAATTGCAGCTTCGTCTACAATTATAAGATGAGCAGCTCGTCCTACTAGAGAATCTCTATTATTTGCTGAAAGAAGCCTAAAAGTAGAACCATTTATAAGCTTAACAATTTTATCTTTTTGATTAAAACGGTCTACCTCAAGTTGTAGATTACGAATCATATCAGTTACATAATCCCAAATAATAGAGGATAGCGTAAAATTAGGAGCTATAACCATAACCTGTGTTCCAGGTTCAAGAAGTTTAGCAAGTGCTAATATACCGGCGGCAAGGGACTTGCCTGTACGTCGGGCTGATATATGAGTCCAGAAACGATAATTTTCTAAACCATCTACCATTCCCCATTGACTTTCATTAAATTTAAGACCTTTACTTTGTCCAACAATAATCTTATCGAGTAACTTCTCGACAGGAACTTTAAAAAATTTTTCTTTAGTCATTCTATACCTTAATAAATTTTAATAGTGAAAGAACAAGAGCTACAGCTCCACCAGTTGCAGAACCTACCCAAATTAATGTTCGCAAACTAACTCGACCTGTTATAGCCATTTCTCTTAAGTCTTTCACTTCACGTTGCATTATATCTAAACGTAAATCCATCTTCTCAAGTGTCTTGAGCAGTTGAGTATATCTTTCTTCACATACAGCTTCATGTGTAGATATATCTAGTCTCAATTTTTGAGTTCTTTCGTGTAATGTATCTACACTAGATTCAATGTCCATAACCATCTTCCTAGAAATTAATTTTTAACCCAACCATACCGATAGCTGCGGTATAATTTTTACTTTTATCAAAACCAGTAGTTAAGTCAATAGAAACATTAGAAAATAGTTCTTTTTTAACAGAAATACGAACTTGCCCTACAGTAGCAAAATCTTTAGACTGAGTTATTCTTGTTTCAACTCCTAGCCAATCAATATCATATCTAATACCAGCATAAGGTCTAGCTTCAAACATACTAGATTTTTCTGGTAGAGTAGATAGAAGAGATGATCCTGATTCAATAGCAGAGTCAACTTTTGCTTCATTCAATACTACACCGACTAGAGGTCTTAACCCAAATATTTCTTTACCGGAATAAAAGGTAATATCAGCATAATAGTTTTTAACTTTTACTTTACTGCTATTAGATAGAGCAAAGATTGGTAGAGAAATAGTTGTAGAATATTCGGTTACTCCAAAACCAAGAGAAGTCTTAGTCCATATATAATTTTGTTTATTTAGTGCATATGCTGTAGCTCCATAGTTATCAGAGCTAAAAGTAGTATTTAAATAATCATGACTATTACCTTTATTAAGAGTTCCAGCTATACCTAGAGTAGTATTCTCAAATGACTTTTGAACACCAAAAGCTATAGAGCTAGTACGCACACTACCAGTAGTTTTTGTGTATCCTAAAGAAGGAGTAGCCCAAGCACCATCTTTAGTAGCTAGAGTGTCTACTAAAAATGGATTAAAACTACGAATTGCTATAGCATCTTTTAAACCAGTAGCTGATACTGAAGCTTTTTGGTTAGACGAAGCTGTTTGAATAATTTTATCAGTAACAGTTGTAGTTATTACTTCATTAGTAGTTGTAGATATAGGAGTAGCTATATTAGTAGTTGAAGTTGTTACTACAGGAGTACCTTCTGTAGAGTCTGTAGAATTATCACTATAAGTAGTAATAGTTACAGGAATAGTTGTAGTTGTTGTTATCTTAGGAATAGTAGTAGTTACTACTGAGGTAATTGGTGTTGTTTTTACTGTAATAGTTGTTCTAGGGGTTTCACCAACAACAGTTGTTGTTCTTATTACATCAATGGTTTTATTATTCTTGATAGCAGTATCACGAGCAGTTGCAGTGTAGGTAGTTATTCCATTTGTTACTGTATTTGTAGTAACCGTAGTACCTCTTGTTGATGTTGAGCTTGTAGTAGAAGTTCCATCAGAGGTAGAAGAAGTTACTTTTGAAGTACCAGGAGCAGTTGATACAACTGTCTTTGGTGGAGGTGCGCCCCCATTAGACGCAGCCGCACCGTTACCATTAGCACTAATTGTACCACCAACAGTACCAGCAACGATGCCTTTAATAATGTCATCAAGAGCAGTTACATTCTGCTGTTGTGCAGTAGTACCAGATACATTGAAACGAGAAGCATCAAGCCAGTTAGTATCAGCAACAGTAACAATAGTACCAGTTACCCCTTGTCCAAGATTACCAGCACGGCCAATCCAGCTCATACCAGATACAGCACCGTTAGAATCAGAAATAAGTGGAATACCTTGACTGTTTGTAATAACAGCAACAGCCGCATAGTTAACAGTGATACCAGCAGTCATATACTTTGTATTGACATTGCTTTCAATATTAGCTGCATATGCGTTGTTAGTTCCAATGGTAGTTGTACCACCACCAAGAGCAGTAATAAGTGCAGCAACAGAATTGTTTCTTGACTGGCAGCAACCAGGATTTTCAGTTACGAAATAAACGAATCCACCATTGGTTACATATGTTTGATAAGTAGTTTGCTCTGTAGTTGTAAGAGCCGCAGAATATCTTAGGTCCCATACCTGCTGATATGTGCCTTTAGTTGTTGGAATAGATGCTAAATTGGTAGTTACAGTTACAGTATGACCAGCTGCTTCTAAACGACTCTTGACATTATTGGTAACTTGATCGTATTGTGCATCAATAACAAGTACGTTATCAGCAAAAGATAAAGATGTAAACGCGAATAAAGCGATTATAGCCGCTAGAATATTTTTCATATTTTTAGTCTCCTATATTATTTAACTTTTGTATCAACAAAAATAGGAGAACCTTTACCTTCTCCCTTCTTAGAAGCACCTGCTTCTGCTTGTGCAGCGCGTTTTCTTTTTACAAAGTTTGCTATACCATTTTTTCCTAATTTACTTGCTTTTTCACGAGATAAACAGGCAGCATATGGGTCTCCAGGTTTTCCCTCACCGCATTTACCTATACGTTTTCCAGTAGAATCATAGCGATCCCATCCACCGCCACCTATACCTCCAGTTTTACCTGTACCAAACCAAGCCTGAAGTCCTCCACGGGGTTTTTTTGCCATTAGTATTTCCTCTTCGGATTAGGAATCACTGAATTTTTAAATGGGGTTTTTGCAGATGCCCATTGATCATAACTCATCCAGTCTTGTCTAGGATCACTAGGACGAGTAACCATTCGTCCTAGTGGAGTATAAAATTCAACTAGTGGTTGTTTAGAACTACTATGAATATCTGAACTCATTGCTTCCCAGAGAGCATCACTATTAGCTCTTTTAGGTTTGAAACGCATTCTAGCCATTAGCTTTTCTTACGAGCCTTTATGCCTTTATACATTGCAGCTGCTGCAACAGCCGCCCCAGCTTCTTTACTTCCATATTGCTTAGCTGCTGTAGCAGCAACCTTCTCGAAGTTTTTACCCTTTTTACCGATATCTTTACCACCTACTGCTTTCTTAGCAATAGTTGATTTTTCCTTATTAGTAAGCCCAGCGGAAGGTTTTTTAGTCATAATCTTACTTTCCTTTTTTAGCTGCGATTGCTTTCTGTAGACCTGCTGGTAGCTTCTTTTGTGCAGCAGTCATACCACCTGTAGAAGCTGGTGAAGTCATTTTTGGATCTTTTGCTTTTGAAGCCTTTGCTTTCATCTTAGCCATACTATTTACTTCCTTTTTTAGTAGTACTATACGTACCACCTCTGCGTTTATATTCTTGAACTAACCATCCATTAGCATAAGCTGATGGATATACATCAAATTTCTTTTTAGCTTCAGATTTTACTCTGGAGTAAAGAGCTTTATCGTTTGGAGTAGATTTTTGAACCATAATATTACTTTACAGATTATTTTTTATGCAGTCAAACTTAAAATTTTGATTTTACTACCAAGGTAGTATAGGGTTAATAACTTCAGGAGGCTTATAAGCTTCTTGTATTCTATAAGTTATTAAAGCTTTTGCCTCATCAAGTACCGAAGATTCAGTATATTGAGTAACCCAACCTATTACTTGAATTTCTGTTAAATTTTCATAAGGAATGTAAGTGCTATTTTGATCAAAAGGTATAGCAGTACTGCCTGGAGCATCAAAAGTATGAGTCCCATCTGTTCCTATATAATCCCATAAAATTGTAAATACTACATTATTTAAATTTTGATAATTTGGGTAACAATATATATTTTTTATTCTAAATGAATATTCCATTTTTATCTCTCCTTAATATTCTATAATAATTACTCCAGCAGTACCTATTCCACCTGCCTGTGCAGTTGCTACACCTGCTGAATATCCACCACCTCCTCCAGCTCCATAACCAGTACCCGCACGACCAGCACTTGCAGCTATACCTACTGAAGTACCACCAATACCAAAACCAAGTGGGGTATCAGCTCCTAGCCCAGTTACAGGAGTTGTTGCAGCAGAGGTACCACCATTACCTCCGGTTTGTCCAACAAGCCCTATAGCATTTGTAGTAGTTCCGTTTGTTACTCCAGTAATTGCTCCGGCAGTACCACCAGCACCTCCTGCAGTAGCAGTTCCGGTTGCAGCAATTTGATAAGTTACAGAATTATAAATAATACTTGATAATCCTCCAGCTCCTCCAGCAGCACCCGCAGTACCCGCAGTACCCGCAGCCCCAACAGTATATGTCATAGTATAAATACCAGCTACAACAGTTAGGTATACGATAATAACTCCTCCAGAAGCTCCTCCACCTCCTACCGAACCAATAGTTGCGGCGGAGCCCGCACCGCCGCCCCCACCACTAACTATAGTAACTTTGAATCTTGCACCAGGTACTTGAAGTGCCCCTGGTAACGTATATGTTGCTGCAGACCCAGAAGTAAGTAATACCATATTTGATACTCCAGATCCTGCTCCTGCAACTAATGCTGTGTCTACGGTATGATTTCCGTATGTTCTTGAACCGCTTTGTAATCTTGCCATTTTATTCTCCTTAGAATGGTTTTACTATAGATGAAGTTGTTATGTCATAACTTCCATATATAGAAAAGTTATATTGTGATGCGTCTGTAATACTAGAATCTTGACAAGTTAGTAATACAGTATTTCTTTGATCAGTTAAAGCTGCTATATTAGTTCCTGATGACTGTGTTATACCTAAATTAGAGGTTGGAGGAGTAAAAGCTCCCGTATATACACCAATATTTTTTACGATTCTAATATTATTAATATAACCCTTAAAAGGGGTATTAGCAGTTGAAGTAGGGATATATCTAGATCCGATTTTTGCCTGTGTATAAATTTGATTAATATTATAAGCAGTTGCATTAGAACCTTGTAATACCCCATTTACATACATGTAATTAGTACCAGATATTTTTACAAGAGCAATATGATACCAAGTATTAGTAGTAAATACGTATGGTATAGCTAATATCACTCCACCACCATTACCTTGCCAAACAAGAGTACCATTTGGATAGCCGGGTAATCCAAATCCTAGAGTCCAAGAGTTAGTAAGAATGTATTTAGTATCTATTAATGTTTGATTAGTTAAAGGACTAGCTGAGTTGAACCATAGTTCAACAGTAAAGTCGCTATTACCAAATGCTATACCAGATGTTAATCCACCAGAAATAGTACCAATATTAGCATCTACAGGGTTCCAAGCTAAATATTGATACTTACCGTTAAAATACGTACTAGCTGAAACTATTTTTTTAGTATAATCATCTAATTTTCCCGCAACTTCATTTATACCAGTAGAATATTGTTTTCTTACAGTTTTTGAAACAATAGGAGTACTGGATGTAGGCGCAGTAGCAGATGTTGTTATAGCAAGAGAATTACCAGAATTATCTACTGTAACAGAAGATGATTGACAAGTTAAAAGTGATGTTCCTGTAATGGCAGTTAATTGTTCTTTAGAAGGCACAAAGTTATTTGGGTATAATGCTTTACCTCTAACAATACGAAGATTAGAGATATGACCATTATAAAATGATATTCCGGTTGTATAACCATTATTTAGATACCCAGTAGAACACCATGACTGGGTACCATCCATTGCTACTACTGTAGCTGTTCCAGAATTTATACCATTTATATAAAGTATAGCAGCCCCGGAGTTAACACTTACAGCAATATGAGTCCAGTTAGTTAATAATACTGAGGCTGCTGTTGTTATAGTAACAATACTACCTCCCGTACTTGGTCTAACATTAAGCACAATCCTTCCTGCAGAGTTCATCTGAATAGAAAAATCTCCAAAAGAGCTGGTATTTGTATTAGATAATTGATATAGTTCATAACTACCCGAAGGATTTGCTAGAGGGTATATCCACATTTCTATAGTATAAGTATTATTAATTACAGGTAAAAAACTAGATGTAGGGATATTTAAATAACTAGATGAACCATTAAATATTGTAGAGTACAGTAATGAGGGTATAGTATTAGTTGTTGCTGATCCTACATTAGTTATAGTAAGTGGTGTAGTAGAATTATCAACTATTGAAGAGTTTTGAAAAGTTAACAATGTAGTTCCTGATATAGCTTTTAGAGGGTATAAATTATCAGTAGAAAAATTAGATGTATATACAGCAGTTCCTTTTACTATACGGAAATTTGATATTGTACCTTTTAAGTATTGTATACTTCCAGGATTTCTACCTATATTTAAAGTGTTTGGTGAAAGAAAAGAATTACTAATACCTGTAACAGGAGTAAGAGCTGTTCCATTAACATAGCAATTAAGAGTAGTACCACTTCTTACTATAGCAATATGTGTCCAAACATTAGCGCTCCATGTATAAGTAAAAGTAGCTAATATAGCACCTGTTGTTAAGAATACACTAAGTGACGTTGTTTGTAGATAAAAACCAATTTGGTTAGCAGAACCACAATCCATCACAGCATATGCACCAGTAGATGTGCCGGGTACTATAGGAAAGAAAAACCACCCTTCGATAGTGAAATCACCTGGTAAAGCAAATGCTGTAGAGTTTCCAGGAATTGTTACGTACTGGCTAGTTCCATTAAGTTGAACTCCATATTTACTTCCTCCAATACTAAAGTCATCTAAATAATTATTAGTTAATAATGAACCACCAGGAGTTTCTCTACTTATAGGAAACTCCGGTTGATTATATGAAATAGTATTAAATGGGACTATTGATTTTGAAGAAACAACACTTCCGGCATTAGTTATTGTAAAATTATTTAAAGAATTATCAACAATTTGTATATCTTGACAAGTTAGTAAGCTTGTTGATGTTCCTGTAATAGCAGATATGTTTGTCCCACTTGATTGTGTTGATGTTAATGGAGTTGTTGGTGGAGTAAATGCACCTGTGTATACGCCTATACCTTTTACTATACGTAGAGACGCTATAAATCCATTCAAAAAACTATTAGACGCTGAAGCATTTCTACCTATAAACAAACTTCCTGATGAACTGTATAAACTAGAATCAGGGTATGTAACGCCTTCTTGCGCACCGTTTACGTATAATTTAGTAGAACCACTAATCCTCACAACAGCAACGTGATACCATCTACCTATGACTATTGTAGTTGTACCAGATATTTGATAAGCGCCACTTGAATATAAATTAAAAACGCCACCGTTTGTATTAATAATTGGGCTTAATGGCGCAGATCCACCGCCGTTAGGCGAACCGTCAATAATTTGCCCGAGACTAGTGCTATTAAGATACACCCAAGTTTCTATAGTAAAATCTCCCGTCGTACCAAAAGCAAATGTAGAACTAGCTGGTACTGTTAAATACTGTGTAGTACCATTAAACTGATAACTATAAGGTGCAAGACTCCTGAAAGTATTTAAAGCAGAGATATTATCACCTGTATTTGTTATACTAAATGGTGTAGTTGTATTATCTTGAATAACAGAAGATTGGCAAGTAAGTAGTTGTGTTCCTGCTACTGCTGTTAAGGGAGAGGTTGAAGGGGTAAATGAGCTAGCATAAATAGCTATTCCTTTAATAATACGGAAATTAGAAATATAACCGTTTAGATAATACGGAGTACTCATAGCACCTATAGTAATACCATTTTGTCCAAAACTATATGTACTCGGTGTTCCAGTAATAGTTGATATACCTTGCGTACCATTAATAAAAGCTAATAAAGTACCATTACTGCGGACGACAGCAACATGATACCAGGTACTTGTAGATGGTGTCCATGGTATTGTTATTTTGACACTTAAAGCACCGTGGTTAGCAAATGTTAAAGTGCTTGCTGTATATCCAAAGTACCATTTATCACTAGTGCTTGTTCCAACAGCATCATTTTGTGCGATCGGAGTTATTACAGAAAAAGCATTAAAATTTACCCAAGCCTCGATAGTAAAATCACCAGTTCCAAAAGCAAATCCAGCATTAGCAGGAGCATTTATATACTGACTACTTCCGTTAAATAAAATACTATAATAGTTATTTGTAAGAGCAGGAGTTTGATAAGTACCAAAAGGACTCTTTGTTGAAGTTGTTAGCAAATCTCTAGAAGTTGTTGTTAGAGCTGTTGGTAAGGTACTAATAGTCGAATTATATATAGAAGTATCAGAAAATTCACCATACTTTTGGCAAGTCAATAGAACAACCTGAGTAGTATCTGTAATAGCGGAAATATTTGTGCTGCTTGATTGTGTCCTAGCTAATGGCACTAATGGCACAGTAAAATTAGCAGCAGAAGTGCTCGCGCCGCTATAAATTGCTGCGCCTTTAACAACACGAATATTAGACATATATCCTGTTGTTAAGTACGTTGCTCCAGCAACGCCATTAATCTGCAGCGTTTGTGACGAAACGGAAATATTTTGCGCCGCTGCGCCTGAGTACACTTGAATACCATTAGAGTATAATTTTATTGTTCCGCTAGTTCTAACAGCTGCAATATGTATCCATTGATTTGTTGATAGACCTCCGGTTCCTTCAAAAAATGTTGTTGCTGAACCGTCAGAAACACCAAATCTTAAATTTGAAGCAGCAGAATTTCCCTGTGTAAATAACCATGCACTAGTTGATGCAGTCCCTGTCCATGAACCAACAAATGCACCACCTATTAGTGTTGTTGTTATATATACCCAACATTCAACAGTAAAATCACCAGTTCCAAATGCAAAACCTGAGTTAGCTGGTACAGTAATATACTGAGTACTACCATTAAAACTGACGCTATTAGTTAATCTCTGGGCATAAGAAATAGAAGTTTCATTAGTTAAAATAGAAGATTCGAAAGGATTTAGATCTGAAACTGATATAGTATTAGTAGGACTAAGTGCTAAATTATTTATAGAGGCATCCTTAGTAATAAAAAGACCTTTACCTGCTAAAGCATAAGTAGTACCTAAAGGATCTAAGGGTTTTATTGGATAATCATAATTTGCTATAGGAGTATATACAGAGTTTCCTTTTACAATACGAAGATTAGATATATATCCTGCAAAAAACGAAGTTGGAGACGCAGCATCGTTACTAGCTCCTATAAAAATAGGATCAGTTCCTGTAGGAGTTACAGAAGTTGCTGAAGATATTAATAGGCCATTTATATAAAGATATTGAGAAGTGCCCTTTCTAATCCATAAAATATGATACCAATTACTTATAGTAATAACTGCAGAGGCAGAGGTTAAAACAGTAGACCCATTTACTTGTACGATAAAAGTACCTGTAGAGTCTACATACATTATCCAAGCTCTACCATTAGCTAATTTATATTGACCAACTACAGTAAAAGGACCTCCAGTAAGACTAGTAGGATAAATCCAAGCTTCTACCGCAAAATCTGATGCATAACTACCTAATCCTGCAGTATTAGGTACAGATAGATATTGATTAGTTCCATTAAAAGAGTAACTATAAGCTCCTGTGTAAGGTATTGTAGAAGTAGTAGAAGTTACACTATTTGGATTAGTAATAGTATTGCCGGCAGCATCTACTATAGTAGCTGATTGAGCAGTTAATAAAGATGTCCCACTAATAGTGGTTAGATTAGCATTAGGTCTAGTTATGGAGTTAGCAGTATAAATAGCAGTAACAGAGTCAAAGCGAAGATTTGACATATATCCTTGGAAAGGATAAAGACTAGTAGGGAATACTCCAATTCTTGCAGCACTGTTACTAATAGTTGCAGTGAAATATGAAGTAACTTCTAGACTTCCATTTAAGAATATCATTAAATTATTACTTGAATCTCTAACAAGAGCTACATGATTCCATTGATTTAGAGGAATTACAGTAGTTCCCCAAATAGAAATAGACCCTACGAAATTATAAAATAATAGTTTATATCCTGAATTATTATCTATACTAAAATTCCAATAATTTGCCGAACTATCATAACAACTATATATTGTTTGAGTTGCTGATGCAATTGTATATAACCAAAGTTCTAAAGTAAATGGTCCAGTAGTTGGAACAGGGGTTCCTGAAGGATACATATAAGTATTTATATTATTATTAAAATATATACTTTTTTCTGATGGAGTAAAAGGATTTTTATAAGAAATAACAGGCGCATTAACATCATATATAGCATGTACATAAGAAGAGTTATCTTTAAAAGTAGTTGATTGACAAGTAAGTAAGCTTGTTACAGAACCTTGAGATACTAGTGGAGATGTGGGAGGCGTAACTACTGCTGCAGTATAACGCGCAACACCTTTAGTGATACAAAAATTAGATAACAACCCTCGAAAACGATAGGCACCGTAGCTTGTTGCTCCGCTTACAGGAATCACACCTTCGGAAGCTATAGTAGCAGCACTACCATCGTCATAAATTATACTAGTTGACATACCTGAGCTAAGAGAAATTCTTACTCCATTTTTATAAGCATATATATTAACACCGCTACGAACAATTGCTATATGTTGCCACACGCCGACATCTGCAGCTACATCAGTAGTTGAGTTAACTGTCCACGCACTACCAGTAGCATTAGCAACACCGATATTCCAAAATTTTGTAGAACCATTATATTCAATATACACACTGGCTAATATGGAAGCTGATGCTCTTTTAAAGTATACAGCACGATTTAAGTTGTCAGTAGTAGTAGGAAGCGCCCAAAATTCAATAGTCCAATCTACAGCAGCAAAATTTAACACTGTATTATGAGGAATATAAACTGATTGAGTAGTACCATCAAACTGCCAGCTATATGCTCCGTCGCTCATACTCACCTCGTCAAATGAGTCTCCGACTAACATGTCTCCTTGATATGTGAGTGTTCTAGTAGTAGTTGCCATGCTTTATACCCATACCGTATCTAATGAATTTGTAATATAATTATATCTTGTATATACAACACCTGTTGATGTGCCTGTGGTATTAGAAAAAGATAGATTAGAAACTGCTATAGAAGCTCCATTTGCAAAACTTCCTCCACCCCCTCCACTAAAAGTACTATTAGCATATGCTGCATAGGAGGTCAAATTAGCTTGTACTGCGTTTACGTTACCACTTACTCCAGAAGCGTTTGCTCCAGCTAATCCAGCTTGTAAATTAGCTATATTCCCAGTTAATATAGTAATATTAGTATTAGCTCCAATTAATCCAGTAGTTAAGTTAGTAATATTAGTATTAGATCCTGTAATACCTACCTGTATGTTAGCTATATTTCCAGTTAATATGGCAATGGTAGTATTAGTAGTAGAAGCATAAGAAACTAAATTAGATTGTACTGCATTTACGTTACCACCCGCACTAGTTGCAATTGACCAATAAGGAGATCCTATATTACCATTAGATGTTAATACATACGTAGCAGTGCCTGGACTACTATTAGCTATTAATGGAGATGTAAGTGTCACGTTAGAACTAAAAGTAATACTATTTCCTGTACTAACAGTTAAGTATTGTCCAAGTAATCCTATATTTTGATTTTGTGCCATATTATTTATCCTTTAATTATTCAATGATTTTCCAAGATATAGTTGCTTCGTCCCACATATAATTTCTACCATCATCTGGATAAGCAATAGGAGGTTCCCATAACCAAGTTAATTGTGATAATATCCAACTATTAAAGGGTTTTGATGGGTAAAATACATCATACTCTCTATCATATGTATAACCAATACCTGCATAATTACCACGTAATGCAATTCCATCATCGGGATCATTTGAGTTTGGTGCGTAGTGAACATTACCCCTTGTATTATAAGAAGTTTGAATCCATTCACCAGGTGATGAATCAATAAAGGTGTTAAAAAATTCTGGCTCAGCAACTATTACAGTCTGAACAATACCATTTAATACTTTTGCAAAGTGTCCCATATTTTTATCCTTTTTATCCTGTGAATGTTCCAGAAGTTGTAAATGTCATTACTTTATATGACCCATTTGTAGTAACTGTACCTGTAGTAACACCAGAAAAGTTTGCAGCTGGTATAGAAATAATAACAACTCCATATCCACCAGCACCACCACCGTATCCAGCAGCACCTCCACCACCGCCACCCCCTAATCCAGCCGTACCAGCGACTGGGCTAGTTCCACCAGCACCACCACCTCCAGCACCACCAGCACCATTACTACCACCCCCACCACCAGCATAAGTTATAGATGATCCAGTAATAGATGAAGCTACTCCAGCACCGCCATAGTTTGTACCACTACTCGAACCATTACCAACAGCACTAGCCCCACCTCCACCTCCTCCAGCATATGTTCCAACTCCAGCTCCTCCACCACCAGCATATCCTTGTCCAACAGTACCACTTCCTCCTCCAGCAGCAAGTCCTCCACCTTCGCCACCCCCACCAGAACCACCAGAGCCACCAGCGCCTGTAGTTGAATTATATACACCACCACCATATCCACCACCTATAGCTATTTGTGAAAAAGCACTACTAGTAGCACCTGCAGTTCCGTTAGTTCCACTACTAGTACCTCCAGCACCTCCAGCACCTACTACAATATTATAAATGGTACCAGGGGTTATACTTGTTGAACCAGTTAATAATCCTCCAGCACCTCCACCACCTGCAGAAGTTGATGAACCCCCATTGTTTATACCACCGCCACCTCCTCCACCTCCAGCAACTATTAAATAAGATGCTGTATAATAACTAAAAGGACTTACTGTAAACGTACCATGAGGGCACCAACCTTGTGTAGAATCAACATAAACAAGTTGAGCAGATTCTCTAGGACTAGCCATAGTAGTATTTGCTGTACTTCCTTGAAATTTATTAGTATTTGGATTAATTATAATATTATTAGTGACAGCAGTTCCAGCATAATCAAATATAGAAATTTGTTGTCCAATTATTGGACTTGGTGGCAGAGTAACATAGACTGGATTAGATGTTGTATTAATTGGGTAGATATACCCAGCTGTTGCTGTTAAGTTAGCGGTTTGAACAGTAGCTAGTGCTAATACACCGCCACCAGCTGTTGCTAAACTTCCCACAACATCAATTAAGGCACCAGATGGTGGAGCTGTAACAAATACTACAGCTGTACCAGAAGTAACAGTAACTTCAGTACCATTACGGAGTAATACACCATTAAGAAATACTGAAATATTATTTGCTGTGTAGCCACCAGAAACAGCAAATGACGTTGTTGTTCCGTCACCTGTAAATTGTTGTCTTACAATAGAGGGTGCTGATGCAGTAGTAAAATTAGCATTAGCGTAAGCTGCATAAGAAGTTAAATTAGATTGTACTGCATTTACATTTCCGCTTGCAGTACCAAAAGTAGAATTAGCATAAGTAGCGTAAGAAGTTAAATTAGATTGTACAGCATTTACGTTACCACTAGAACCAGTAGCTATATAACTTGTTAAGTTACTCTGTACAGTATTTATATTGGTATTAGCTCCTGCTAAACTACCCTGTAAAGAGATAACATTAGAAGTTTCACTAGGAATAGTAACTGTTACTGCTGCACCTATGTTAGTAGCAGTAGCTCCAAGCCCTACAAAATTAATACTAGATACAGAAGTAGTTAGTGCAGTACCTTCCTCAGATATAGTAATAGCCCCACTAGATGTTATATTACTTTGTACTGTATTAATTCTTGAATTTAGCGTTGTATACGTACTAGCATCATTAGAATAAGCAACTAGTAACGTAGCATAATCATTAGCACGAGCGCTAAGAAGTGTACTAGCATCATTAGAATAAGCAGCTAGTAACGTAGCATAATCATTAGCACGAAGTTCTACTCCATTTGAATATACGCTTAATGCGTTAGCTGAATTCAATCGTAGATTGGCATAGCCAAAACTTGGAGCAGATATATTAATAGTACTATTTCCATCAAGATCTATTGTATATCCTGTAAATAACATCCAATCTTTACTAACCGCAGATCTAAATAATCCCGTATGACTATTGGCTGATCCTGTATTATAATGACCGTATAGACCGATATCTATAACATCGTTTATAGTATTATTAGCTGCTAAAGAAAGTAAGGAATCCCCAAAACTAATAGTATTAGAAGTAAAAGTAAGAGCATTACCTCTTAAGTAAACATTACCTTGTATAGTTACGTCAGATTGGAAAGTTACTGGATTAGCAGTTATATTAGCAATATTAGTATTAGCACCTGATAGACCGGTTTGAAGATTAGTAATATTAGTATTAGCACCTGTTAAGCCAGTTTGGAGATTAGTAATATTAGTATTAGCACCTGTTAGACCTGTTACTAAACTACTAGAATCAAAAGAACCCGTTGAATTAGCCCAATAAGCATTAGCACCATCAGAGGTTATTACCTGATTAGTTAAGCTACCTGTAACGTCTATTTGTATTGGAAATAGCCTCTGTTTTGCCATCTATATTTTCCTACTTATTTAAATTTTTATACATCTGTAACACTTGTTGATGGGTAAGCACGCCCTGATCCCCAAATAATTCTTACTGCTCCTACAGCTCCAGCACCACCAAAACTAGCTACAGGTAATCCACCTCCGCCACCTCCTCCATAAGCTCCACCTGCTCCACCATCGCCGGGTACGCCTGCTCCGCCGTCATAACCTCCAGAACCTCCCCCACCGCCGTTAGCATTTCCAGTCCCAGTAGTGCCAGTACCGCCTGCCCCGTTACCACCAGGGCCTAAAACTCCTACCCCACCACCACCAGCTCCTCCGTTATTGCCTGATCGGTTTTTGGCTCCACCACCCCCGCCACCGCCTGATGAACCAGCAGAGCCATTAAGTATGTTAGTATTATAACCAGCTCCAGCACCTCCAGTACCACCGTAACCAGCAGCTCCTCCACCTCCACCACCAGTATGTCCTCCTCCTCCATAACCAGCGCCACCAGTACCTCCAGAGCTTATACTGGTAGCATATGTACCTCCTCCAGAACCTCCAGTTGAATCAGAGGAGGAATTACCAACACCACCAGCACCTCCAGAAGCATATAAAGTACTAGTGCTATCAAAGAAACTAGTACCCCCAGATCCCCCATTAGCAGCACCGCTACCATGACCTCCAGTTCCCCCAATACCAGCTCTAATTGTATATACAGTATAAGGTGTTACAGGTATACTAGTAGAGTAAGCTAGGCCGCCACCAGCACCTGCTGGAGAGTATAAAGAGTGAACAGATCCGCCACCACCACCACCGATACAAACAACTGATACGCTATAAATACCTACAGGACAAGTCCAATTAAAGGTGTAATAACCTCCAGAACCACTAGTTAGTGTACCAGCACTACCACCGTCTGACCTACTACCAGTTCCTGTGAAAAGTACTTGCCCGGGAGTACCAGTAAGATCAGTAGCTGCGCTAGAACTTCCTAATATCATAGTATAAACTGCCATATTAAGCTAATCCTCCACCCATAGAAACGAAAGTATTAGCTGCTACACAAAGAACTGTAACTAATCCATATTGAGCTAGTGTCCTATTTCCAGTGGTAGCTGTTCCTACAAGTCTCATAGTAACATTTACTCCCTGAGTTATAGTTTGGGATGAACCACTATTATTATAAATAACAACGCTATCTCCAACAGCAAAAGTAGTATTAGGAACTATTACGCCACCTGTAGTTATAGATATATGCTTACCTACATCACTAGTGGCTAGAGTGTAAGAACTTGATTGAGAATTTTGTGGTACGTTACCTGTACTATAGGGACCCCCATTTAATCCTACTCCACCCTCAAGACTTCTTATCTCAACAAGAGAAGAAGTATAAGGTATAGAAGTAAATGTTAAAGTACTACCAGATATAGTATAGTGAGTAGTAGGAGCTTGAAGTAATCCATTAAGTGTTACAATTATATTATTTACATTAGCAATAGGATTAGTTAAAATAAAATCAGTCTGTGTACCATTAGCAGTAAAACTTTGAGTAGTAGCATTACCAACTATTACGTTACTACTTCCTCCTGCATTTATCCACTGAGTATCGGTACCTGTAGAAGACAATACTTGTCCAGGACTACCTAAGGATCCATTAGCACTTACAGCATTAATACTAATAGTATTACTAAAAGTATGTACGTTAGTCCAGTTATAGCTAGCATCTTGATTTACTCCACCACCTCCGCTAAAAGTAGAATTAGCGTAAGCAGCGTAAGCAGTTAAATTAGATTGTACTGCATTTACGTTACCACTTGCAGTACCAAAAGTACTATTAGCATAAGTAGCGTAAGAAGTTAAATTAGATTGTACTGCATTTACGTTACCACTTGCAGTACCAAAAGTAGAATTAGCATAAGTAGCGTAAGAAGTTAAATTAGATTGTATAGTATTAATATTAGTATTAGTACCTGCTATACCATTAGTTAAACTAACTACATTGCTAAATAATATACCTATATTTGAAGCATAAGTTGGTGTTATAAGTTGTAAAGCTCCAATATCAACTTCATTTTGGGATATACGAGTTCCATAACTTACACTAGTTGATTGTAAAGTAGCTATAGCAGCATTAGAACCTGTTAGTCCTACAGTTAAATTAGCTATATTACCAGTTAATACAGTGACATTAGTACTAAATAACATTGATACATTATTTTGTAAATCAGCGATAGCATTATTGGCAGTAATTAAATTATTTTGTAGAACTAATATATTAGCTTTATTAGTAGCAACATTAGAATTTGTATTACTTAAGTCTAATCTTATAGTAGCTATAGAAGTATTAGCTCCTGACAAGCCTCCCTGTAAATTATTAATATTAGCAGTAGCATTAGAAATGCTACTAGAAAGAGTTATGTAAGTTGAATAATCATTTGAACGTAAATTAGCAGTTTCAGTAGCTATTGTTGTAAGTATGTTAGCTCCATTAATAGTAAGAGTTCTTACATTAGCAGTAGCTAATCTTAAGTTAGCTAAATTAAAACTACCATGAGCTATGTCTACAGAAGTAGAAGGATCTTCTTTTGTATAATCTTTAAATAAGAACCAGTCTTTAGATGTTGAAGATCTAAATAATCCAGAACGAGCACTAGTATCGCCATTATTATAATGACCATATATACCCATATCTATAAGGTCATTTACTGTATTATTAGCTGCTATGCCTAAGAAAGAATCTCCATAAGAAATTGTAACAGCATCTACGCTATAGGTATTTCCGGATAAAAATAGATTACCAAGAATATTTACATCTTTTTGGAAAATAACATTTTGACCTGTTATAGCAGCTACAAGAGTATTAGTACCAGCTAACCCAGTTTGTAGTGACGTAATCTTAGTATTAGATCCGGTTAGTCCAGTCTGTAAATTAATAATATTAGTATTAGAACCAGTTAGTCCAGTTTGTAAGTTAGTTATATTAGTTGAATTTGTAGAAACTAAAGTATTTGCAGCAGTTAAGCCAACTTGTAAGTCATATATGGCAGTATTAGAACCAGTTAATCCGGTTCTTAAGTTATTTATAGTAGAATTAGCACCTGCTAACCCACCTTGTACGTTAATAATATTAGTATTAGCACCTATAATACCACTTGAAAGAGTTAAATAAGTAGCATAATCATTTGAATTTAGAGTAGTGACCTCACTAGCTATAGTAGTAAGTATATTAGATCCATTTATAGTTAAAACTTTCACATTAGCAGTTGCTAATCGTAGATTAGCTAGCTCAAAACTAGCCACACCTATATTAATTGTAGAATTAGTAGAAATAGTTGGAGTATAAGTCCTAAATAGCATCCAATCTTTAGAGGCCGCTGATCTAAATAAACCTGTGTGATTATTAGCAGCACCATCATAATAGGTAGCATATAAGCCTACATCTACAGAATCTGATAGTCTATTATTATTTGCTAGTGCAAAGAAAGTGTCACCTGTTATCACTGTACCTGTAGATAAAGAAGTAGTGTTTCCTGTTAAAAATAAATTACCTTGAATGGTAACATCTTTTTGAAAAATAACATTATTATTAGTTATAGCAGTTACAAGGGCATTAGTTCCTGATAATCCGGTTTGCAAGTTAGTAATTTTAGTATTAGAACCTGTTAAACCAGTTGTAAGATTAGAGGTTATACTATTAAAAATATTATAAGTAGTATAATCATTAGCACGAGCACTAAGTAGTGTAGAAGCATCATTAGAATATGCAGAATTTAAAGTAGTTCCATCATTAGCATAAGCTGCTAATAAAGTTAAATAATCATTAGCACGAGCTGTAAGTATAGTAGAAGCATCATTAGCATAAGCTGAAAGTAGTGTAGCTCCATCATTTGAATATGCTATATTTAAAGTAACATAATCATTTGCGTAGGCATCCCTTAAGGTAATACTATCATTAGAGTAAGCTGAAAGTAGTGTAGAAGCATCATTAGAATAAGCAGCTAGTAAAGTAGCATAATCATTAGCACGAGCAGTAGATAGTGTACTTCCATCGTTAGCACGGGCACTAAGTAGTGTAGAAGCATCATTAGAATAAGCAGCTAGTAAAGTAGTATAATCATTAGCCCTAGCACTAAGTAGTGTACTAGCGTCATTGGAATAAGCAGCTAATAAAGTAGTATAATCATTAGCGAGAGCAGTGAGAAGAGTGGCACCATCATTAGAATAAGCATTTAGTAAAGTAACACTATCATTAGAATATGCAGCTAGTAAAGTAGCATAGTCATTAGATAGAAGATTAATTCCTGAAGAATAGACACTAGTAGCATTAACCTTACCTATTCTAAGATTACCTAACGTAAAGTTTCCTTTAGTTATGTCAATATAGGTATTACCTTCAAGATCTATATCATATCTTGAAAATAACATCCAATCTTTAGTGTCAGAGGATCTAACGAGCCCTGTATGACTATTAGCAGAACCACTCCAATAATGTCCATAAAATCCTATATCTAATAAGTCATTTACTGTATTATTAGCTCCTAAAGATAATAGAGTATCACCAAAATTAATAGTTTGAGAAGTTATTAAAACTGAATTACCAGTTAGAAATAAATTACCACGAATATTAACATCTTTTTGAAAAGTAACTGCTTCATTAGTTATATTATAGATAGCAGTAGTAGTATTATTTACATATGACTGAGTAAATGCATTACTCTGTACCCCACCGTTTGGAAAAATTATATTTCCAGAAGGATTAAACACCCAACTTTTGGTACTAGAAGAATTATCACCCGCTAATATTGTTATAGAACTATTTGCAATTACTTTAGATACTCTACTATTAGAGATATTAGAAGTATTTTCATACCACTCTATCGAAGATCGACCATTAGCACCTGTAGCAAGAAATTTTAATGCTATATTAGATGAACCAGTTATACCTTCTCCGCCAGTAATTACTGACCCTATAGATAAATTAGCTCCAGGTAATACAAAAGAAGATCCAAAATTATAATTACCAGTATTAGTACTTAAAATAATATTAGCATTAGAACTTGTTATAGTACTAGGTATAGATAAAACACCACCTGAAGTAAAAGTAAAATTACCACCAGCTCCCTGTATAACTACGTTACTACCCCCTGCACCTTGTATAATACTAGGAATAGAAACAACACCGCCTGAAGTAAAGGTAACGTTACCACCAGGACCTTCAATTACTACGTTACTACCCCCTGATCCAGTAATAGTACCACCAGCAGGCATAATAAAACGTCCGATATGATTATCGAAAGTAAAAGTACTTCCAATACTAGTAATATTAACGAATCCAGTTATACTTTCTATATTAAGATCGCCATTACTAGTTTTTATAGATCCATTGGCTGGTAAATATATAGTACCATGAGTATCAAAATTCCAAAGATTATTACCACCAGTACTTATAGCATTATTACCATTAGCATTCACACGGAAATATTGATCATCATTTCCGAGATATAGATCTGTAATACTTTGATTACCGCTAGTAATATGTATATGATTACCTTCTGCAGCAGTGGGATAAATAACAATCTTTTGGGCAGCGTTAGATCCACCAGAAGGTATAAGTTCGATATTATTATTACCTTCAGTTATAATACCGCTTTGTGGTAGAACTAAGTCACCATTACTATTAAAAATCCAAGAACCATCATTAGTATATATATTTACAACACCATGAGTACCATTAGAAGCAGAACCAGCTACTATATTTACTGTGCCACCTGCATAACCACCGGCACCTGCTGTGAGGTTTAGAGCGCCGCCTTGATTATACCCACGTCCTGCGTCAATATTTATATAGCCACCGAACCCGACGCCTACATTATCAGCATCTCCGGCGTAAATCTTAATATCACCACCGTTAGTGTCAGCATCTCCAGCCCATAGATATACGTCACCACCCTCACCAGTACCGCTACCTCTTTGACCCTGAATTATAA